GTCCAGAATCTGCACCGATTCCCTGGCGGCGTCGTCGTCGCCAGCTTGGCCTCCGAAAATGCCGTGGGCGCGGTCGTCCTGCGGGTTGAGCTCCACCGGCACGCTGGTGCCGCCGATTTCGCGGCGCACCCGCCACCGCGCGCGGCCGGTGCAATGGCCGTAAACGCTGGCGAGAATCAGAAACACGCTGTTGGTGCTGGTCGGGGTAAATGTCACCTCGAGGCCGGGGTGCTGATACCAAAAATCGTTTGTTGACAGGGTGAAACCTGCATTGCGCGCGGTGTAGGTGCGCACCACGCCGGCGCGGTCCTGCAGCTCGCCGTTGAGGCGCACGGCGTCGGCGGCCACGTTTCCGTCCACCAGCAGGCGGTCGGCCGGCTCGCTGCCGGCGCTGGCGCCAATTTCCACGTGCCCGTTGGCCCGCCATAGGTGAATGGCCCTGGCGTACTGCACCACGGCGCCGGCGCGCGGCGCCAGCACCATGCGCTCCCCGCTGGCTCCGGTTTGTGGGTCCGCGATGAAACCGGAACCGGCGATACCAAATAGCAGGGCCCCGCTGTCGCAATTCAGGTTTCCGCCGACGATCAGGCCGCCCGGGCATTTGTTGTTGCCGGACGTGTCAATGGGCAGGGTGTACCATTGCTCGGCGCCGGCGTCGTAGATTTTCACCAGGTTGTTGACGGAATCGTGCCAAATATGCCCATCAACAGGGTTGGGCGGTGAGCTGGCGCCCTTGCTCAAGCTGCCCAGGGCGGCCAGCACCGCGTTGATGTCGGCGCGGACCACGGCGCCGGCGGCGTTTGCAATCACGAAATCGGTTGCTTGTGACATTGGTCAGGGCCTCCGGTGTTATTCGTAAGCGGTAACCGTAAGTGTCTGCAGGGTCACCTGGTAATCCACGCTTTCGCGGGCCAGCACCACCTTGAACTTGTATACCTGGCCCGTGGTGTCCAGCACGGTGAGGCGCTGCCACGGGTCCCACCCGCTGCCGTTGTAGCGGGCCACCCAGACCTCCACGCTGGCCTCGCCGGCCACGTCTCCGTCGATGTCGGGCCATTCGTCCATGGTGTCCTCGCGGTCGTCCCGCGTCGCTGCGATTGGAACGCCCACGATGGCCGTTATATCGGCAATCAAGCGGCGGCTGCCGCTGCTGCCCAAGTCCAGGGTGTCCCCGGATTCCCAGGTGCCGGACACCTCCGCGGCGTCCAGGGTCAGCTCCCCGCTGTCCACCTCGGTGTTGGTGTGGGTGCCGGTCCAATCGGTGGGCCCGTCCCAGCTGCCGGCGCTTGTCAGGCCCAGCAGGTCGGTGGCGGTTACCTCCACCTCCGCGGGCGTCTCGGACATGGTGCCGCTGCTGTCGATGGCGCGGGCCAGGTACGTGCCGGTCAGGGCCGGCAGGGCGGCCGATGCGCTGCCGCCGGCCACGGTGGCCACGTCTTGGCCGCTGTTCCATGTTGCCGGCGTCACCCCGTCCGCCACGTGGCGCAGCAGCACGTTGCCGCCGTGCACCACGTCCAGGTCCTGCACCGGCGCCCAGGTGAGCACCAGCACCCCGCCCACCACCGCGGCCGATAGGTCCGCGATGTCCGCCGGCGGTGCGGACAGGCCCACCACGGTGACGGTCGGGCCGGTCATTGGCACGCTGCGCACGCCCAGGCTGTTGACGGCGCGCACGCGGTACAGATAGCGTCCGGGCGCCATGTCGAGGTCGTACCAGCTGGGGGAATAGGTGGTTGCCACCTGGTGCCACGTGGCGCTTTCCTCGTCCAGGTCCAGGCGGTCCAGCTCATAGCTGCGCACGTACGGGTCGTTGGCAGGCGGCCGCCATGACACCAGCAGGCGCACGGCCACGCCCCGGCCCCCGCGCGTCTGGTACAGTTGTTCCTCGTACGATACGGTGCCGGGCTGGCCGCAGGTCCTCGGGCTCGGCAGCTCGGTGTTGGGTGCCGGGTCCACAATCAGCGGCATGTCGGCGGTGTAAACGGCGGCCGCGTATTCCACCAGGCCAACGCGCACGGCTCCGTCCGGCTTGATGGTCACGAACTCCACCCGAAAGAGCTTGCCGGCGCTCCACCCGGGCCGCGGGTGCTCCACGGTCACCACGTCGCACGGCTGCACCACCAGGCCCTTGGGCAGCACGTCGAACTGCACCCGGATGGCCTGCCGGCTGGCGTTCAGCTCCAGCAGGGCCAGGCGGTACGCTTGCGCCGGTTCGGTCACCAGCTCCAGGGCAAGGTCCCGGGTCAGCGATTGTCCGGCGTCCTCGGCGCGCAGCTCGGGGCTGTCTGCAATCTGGTAATCCTCGAGCCAGTCCAGGGCAGGGTTGTAGAATTTCGCGCGCACCTGGTTGGCCAGGGTGCGGGAATCCCCCAGGGATATCTCCCAGGCGCCGGCAATGTTCGATTGATCGAACGTGAAAACCGAACTTTCGGCCTTGTCGAGCACCAGGCGGTAAGTCCCGGCGGTGTAGGTCAGCCACCCGCGGCAGGTGCGCAGCAGGCGCTCCATGTTGGACAGGGCGGTTTTACTGGTATCCAAAGCGCCGTTGCAGGTGTACCGCTTCACGGTCCCGCCGGCGCCTTCGTCCACCATTTCGTCGCAATAGTTGGCCGCGGCAATGATTGAGGCATCATCAACGGCGGATTCAGGCACGCCGCGGCCGTACCTGTCGTTGGTCAGGTAGTCGCGGATGGCCAGGGCCGGGTTGTCGCTCCAGCTGGTGCCGGTGGTGCGCGGGTCGTATACCTTCCGGCCCTTGATGTCCCAGGTTGCGGTGGGCACCCCCCGCGGGAAACCGTCCGCGGAATAGGTGTACCGGACATATGCGTACGCCACCCCACGCAAGCGGTGGTCACCTGTCCACCTGGCCACCCGGGAAACGAGGGTGGGCAGGGCGGCCTGGCTGTCGGTGCCGGCCATGGTGTGATGGTCGATCAACCCCACCCACGAGGCTTGACCCTCGGTGTAGAATGTGGCGTAAACGTCCACGCCCCAGTCGGCTGGGCCTGTCCCCACCCGGGTGATGCGGAGGCGGCCGGTCCAGTCGTTCGCCTCGCTCGGGTCCTGGCTCCATTCGACATTAAAACGGGAACCCGTTAACCCGGTCAGCACCAGGCGGGTGGTAATGAGCGAACCGGCCGCCAGGTCCCCGGTGTCGGCCGGGTATAGCAGCACGGTGAAGTCGAACGGGCCGCCCTGGTAGTCGTGCAATTCGTCCAGGTAATTGCGTTCCAGATCGAGGTGGCCGCCGTAGGTGTTCGCGGCCCAGGCCACCACGTCGTCCCAGTCCTCGTCCACGATGGTGCCCGATACCGTCCCGTCCTCGGCCAGCTTGAACTCCAGGCGGATTTCCTCGGAACCCACGCCCCGGAACTGGGCCAGCAGCTGCTCCCCTTGCTGCTCCACCGGCGCCGGATCGTTGTTGAGGTACAGGGCCAGGAAATCGTCCACCTCCCCCTCGCAAATAGCGTATACCACGTCCAGGAACTGGTTGTTGCTGCCGTTCACGTCCGCCAGCACGATGGTGCCGCCCAGGCGCCGGCGGCCGTAGACTACGGGCAGCGGCGCGGTGTTGCTGGGCTCGTTGGTCAACCATGCGTCTGCCGGCGGCATGCTTTCGCTGCTGGTCGGGTTTGACCCCAGGCCGAAAATGGCGGAGCCCAGGGTGGCCACGCCGTACGCTGCAATGCCGCCCACGATGGCGCCCAGGATGGCGCTTGAAAATAGGCTCGAGATTCCGATATAGGCCACATGGGCAGCCACCGCGACAATTACGGCAGGCACGGCAGCCTCCAAACGTCGAACGGCCGGCCGGCCAGGTCACCCATGGCTGCCAGCTCGAGGGTGCGGCCAGGGCGCAGGCTGGCGTACAGGTTGCCCAGGCCAATGTGGCTGCAGGTCCAGGGCTCGCGCGGGTCCTCGAGCAATAGCACGTCGCCGTGCTGTGCGTCGTCGCGGTCGATGTTCACCAGGCCGGCGTTGGCCAGCACCTGGGCCATGGTGCGGCCGTATCCCTGCACGAAAGCGCGGGCGCCGGCCGCTGAGTCGTACCGCCCCAGCACGTCCGCAGCGGTGGCGGTGCCGGCCAGCTCGTCCACCCATAGCAGGGCCAGGGTGTTGCAGTCCCAGTGGCCCCAGGAGAAGCGGCGCGCGCGGTTTTCGTACATGAACCGCACCAGGCGCTCGAGGCGTTTACAGGGCGGCCGGGTCAATCGTCCACCCCCCAGGGCAAGTCCTTGAAAATCTCGTGGGCGAACTGAAAGCCCAGGTCACCCGGGAAAATCACCTGTTGCTGCTCGTGGTTGGTGGTCCGCCCCGGCGTGTGCTCGAAGTCCACCCAAGCGTTGGCGGCGGATATGGCCACGGTGCTGGTGCCCTTGTGCGGGTCCTCCTGTATCGTCGGCTGGTTGGCCCGGCCGTCGAAAATCAGCACCGGATCGTCCACCAGCTCGAGGGTGTCGGACAGGTATCCCCGATAAATGCGGATCGGGCGCCCCAGGTACTGCTCCTGCAGCACCAGGGCCACCATGGTGTTGTCCACGCCGGACAGTGCCACGGTTAGGCTGGCCACCTGCAGGCCGGCGGTTTCCTCGATTTCCCCGAACCCCAGCAGGTGGCCCCCGCGGGTGTAGGTTTCCCCGTCCCAGTCGATGTCCACGGGCGCCGACACCATGCGGATGGTTTCGGAATCCAGGGCCAGCTCCACCAGGTGCACCTGCACGAAAGCCGCGGCGGCCAGTTGGGTGGCGTTGGCTCCTGTTACGCGGGCCATTACAGGCTTTCCTCCACGTCCAGCTGCAGGTCCACCACCATGGGCTTGGACAGGTTGAACTCGAGCACGGGCCCGGTTTTCCTGCACGTCAACGGCACGTTGGCTACAATCACGCTCTCCCCGGCCGCCGGCAGCTGGCGCAGGGCGGGCACGAACCTGATAATTCCCGCGCCCTCGCCGTCCGCGTCCAGGTCGGCGGTCACCTGGTACAGTTTGCTGTGGCCCTCGAGCTTGAACCAATCCCCGGCCAGCAGCACGCCGGCCTGGCCGGGCACCAGGCCCTCCACGCGCAGCTCGCGGCCGCCCTCCACCGTATCGCTGGCCGGATCGTCGTGCGTCGGGGTGTAGGGTCCAGGCGTCGGGCGGCCGTGCTCGAGCTGCAGGCCCCAAAACACGCAGCCGTACAATTCCCGTTGCTGGTTGTCGGGGTCAACCCATAGGCGCACGGTGTGCCCGTCGATGCCGCGGGCGGCCCCGTCCAGGTGCACCCATACGCGGTACCATCCGGGGTAACCCGGCACCGCGTAAATGCCGGAACCGTCCGGCGCGGTGCCGTATGTGGACAGGCTCGGGGTGCCGTCCAGGTCCTCCACCACCACGCCATACCGCACGCCGGTGGTTACGTCCTCGATTGCCAGCATGGGGTCACCCACGGCGCCCCATTCCGCTTTCACGAAAAGGCTGGCCACGGCGTCGTCCTCAATGTCCCCCAAGTCCAGGGTGGTGAGGTACGAGGTCCCGGCGGCGCCCTCGTAGCGGGCCCACCAATACGGTGGTTGAATCGGTGTGCCCTGGTCCGGCGGTCCGTCCGGGTCCTCCCAGTAGAACGCCAGGCCGTAAGGGGTATGCGCCCAAAGGGCTTCCGAATAGGTGCAGAAATTGGAGCTGCCCAGCACCAGCGGGCCGGCGCCGGCGGTCGCCGGGTCGTCCCGGGTCCAGAGGTACGGGCCAGGGCTTTCCACGTCTTGCTCCACCTGGAACCCGTAAAAAATGGTGCTGGTGGTGGTGTCGGCGCCGCCGGTTGGGTAGCAGTAGATGCGCCACGGGTGGGTGCGCAGGCCGCGCTCGGCCACGTTGACGCGGTGCCAAACGCGGTACCACCCGCTGCCGATGGGCTCGGAACCGTAGGCGTCCACCAGGCTGCTGCCGTCGTAGACTGGCGCCCCCGCGCTCCATGTCCAACTCACAATGTGCAAATCCACCGTTTCCATGTCGCGCAGGCCGAACGAAAAGCGGGCCGCGGTGCCCTCCTTGACGTAAACCGACGCCACAATGGTGGTCAGGTTGGCCAGCACGTCCAGCTCGGCCGTACGCCGATAGTCCCATTGCACCCCGCTGGCTCCCACCATTTCGATGGCAGGGCGCTGTCCGAACGGGCCCAGGTCGGACGGGTAAACAAACGTGGTTGCCGCGTTGCCGCCCCATGGCAGCACGTCGGGGCGCTCGCTTTGCGGCACGAGGTTTTCCGCGGCCGCGCGGCACCCGGCGCCGCCCAGGCCGGCGGGGTTGGACAGGCCGGGTACCTGCAATTCGAACTGTTCCACCTGCTGCTCGCGGGCGGCCAGGAACGCCAGCAGCGGCGCGGCCTGGGCCTTGAGAAGCGGCGGCCACCGCAGGGTGGCGCCCACGCTGTGCAGTCCGGTGCCGGCCACCTGGCTGGTCAGGTCCTGCGCCACGGCCACGAAAGCGGGTTGGGTAACCCGGATACTGGCCGCGCTCGGTGCCGGTGTGCTCGGGAATTCGTGCGCCATGGTTTACCCCAGCGGGCCGCGTTGGCCGCGGCGGTTGTATGCTCTCTGCACCAGGCCCACAATGGCCTGCTCGTTCTGCATGATGACGCGCACGGCGCTGTCCCCGTCCAGGGCCTGCACGTTGAAATTCACGGTTACGCCACCACCGCCGCCGGCGCCGGCCGGGATTACTTCGCCGGGCCCATCGGCGCGGATCTTTTCCGGTCCGTACTCGCCCACCAGGTACTCGCGGCCGGGCACCACGCGCACGCCGGTGGCGCCGGTGCCGGCGCCGGTGCCGCCACCGGCGGCCGGGCTGGCGGATTTGAATAGGCCCACCACGCCGTTGGAAATGGCCGCGCTGGCGACGTTGGCCAGATTGTTGATGATTGACGCCGCCACGTTGTTGGCGATTTTCTCGAGGTCGGATAGTTCGTCGTCGGCCTTGCTAACCATGTCGGTGATTACGCTACCAATGCCCGACATTGCCGTGGAAACGGCGCCCTCCACCACCTGGGTGGATTGTTCCGCGGCGCTGGCCACGTCCGCGGTACCGTCCCGCAGTTTCTTTTTGGCCTGCTCCCATAGGCGCATCCATTCGTCCAGGGTGATGCCCCCGGCCTCGAGCACGGCCTGCAGCTCCAGCATGGTGTCGGTGAACTCCTGCCACGGGGTCCTGGCCTGGGCGGCCAGCTGCGTGCCGCGGGCCAGCAGGTCGTTGATTCGCTGGTACTCGGGGTCCATTTCCTGCAGCAGGTGCATAATTTGCCGCTTGCGTTTCTCGTATACTGCATCATCCAGGGCGCCCTGGTCGTGCAGCTCGTGCAGGCGGGTGAGCTGCTGCGCCAGCTTCTCGTGGGGTAGCAGGCTGGCCTGCAGGATTGCGTCCAGCTCGCGCTGCAGGGCGGTGCGCTCGCGTACGTCGTCCCCAAGGTCTGTCCCGGAGCCGGCCAGGCCGTCCATTGTCTGCTTTAGCAGCTCCATGCGTTTCTGGACCCGCTCGTGCTCGGTGTCGAGGTTCTCCAGCTCTCGCTCCAGGTCCTCGACTACGCCGCGCAGGCGGTTGTATTCGTATTTGTCGCCCAGGCTCTTAAAGCCGCGGCTGCGGCCGGCGTTGAAATTGCCCAGCTCGTGCATGCGGGCCTTGGCCTCGGCAATGGCCTGCGCTGTTTCGTCGGCGCGGATCTTGATTTGGTCCAGGGCCGTTTGCGCCGGCAGGGTGCGCATGATGCCTATAAAGGTTCGGAATTCTTCATCTAGGCCGGTGACGGCGGACAGCAGGGCGCCGGCCATGGCCTGGGCCAGGTCGGCCACCGCAGGCAGGGCGGCGAGCCATACGGCGTCCCCAGTACTGCGCAGGGCCCGGTTTAGGCGCAGCTGCTCGTCCTTGTACCGCTCCCCGGCTGCCGTTGTCTCGTCCAGGCGGGTGCCCAGTTGGTGGGCGTCCGCCAGCAGGTCGCGCATGCCGTCCGAACCCGCGGCCAGCATGTTGACCAGATCCACGCCGGATTTGCCGAAAATCCGCTGGGCGGCCGCCGCGCGGGCGGTTTTGTCCTCCATGGTGCCCAGCTTGTCGGCCAGCTCCAGGATAACGTCGGTCAGGCCGCGCACGTTTCCGTCGCTGTCGGTGGCCGATACGCCCAGGTCGTCCAGGTATTCCTTGGCCTCGCCGGTGCCGCGGGCCGCGTCGGTCAGGTTTCTGGCCAGGGCCTTGAGTCCTGAGCTCAGGCGGTCCTCGGCCACGCCGCTGCGCTCGGCGGCGTACGTCAGGGCGTCGTATTCTTCCGACACCATGCCCAGGGCATGGGCGCGCTTGGCCAGGTTGTCCATGCTGGTGGCGGTGGTGTCGAGCTGGCGCACCAGCTTGGTAAGCACCATGCCCACGCCGGCAGCGCCCAGGGCGGCGACCATGCCGCGGCCGGCCATGGCTGCCGCCTTGTCCACGCCGCGCAGGTTGCGGTTAACGCTCGCGGTGGCCGCCTTGGTGCGGTCCTGTCCCACGATTACGTACCGTTGTTTCACGTCACCCACGCGGCTGCGCTCCTATCGCTTTCCATCCTGCAAGCTCGGCGGCCGAAAGCGGGTAGCTGCGGCCTGTCACCACCTCCGCCACGGTCTTGTGCTGGCGGGCGGCCTCGGCCCATAGGTGGGCCAGCAGGGCGTCCGCCCGTATCAGTTTCCCACCACCTCCGGGTCGCGGGTGGCCGGCGGGTCGGCGCTGTTAATCAGCAGCACCAGGTCCACCAGGGTGTCGCGCAGAGATTCCATTTTGAACATGGCCCGGTGCCCGTCCTGGAATATCCGCTTTCCCTCGCGGTCCTTGCACTTGACCAGCACGGTTTCCACCAGTGGCTCCATGCCGCCCTTGTTGTTGGCGCGCAGCAGGCGGTCCGCCTCCATGACCGTTTCCGGCCAGATCCAGCAGCGGAATACCTCGCCGGTTTCCGGGTGCTGGAGGGTGGGAAGGACCACCTCGCGCGGCGTGTTCTCCATTGCCCGCTTGTATTGTGCGGTCAGCCAGGCAATGGGGTGACTGTTGTTGGTTGTCGCGTCCACCGCGTCGTCCTTCGGCTGGGGTTCACCGGACATCGTATGTCGCCATACGATCCGCGGCCTAAGTGATTGATTCCGGGGTCAGATAGCCCTTGTAACTCACGTTCCGCATGGCCACGCCGGCCTTTTCGCCGGCGTAGTCGGCCGATTCCACCAGCACGCTGCCGGACAGCTTCTGGTGCGTCAGGGTGTCGCCCGTGGGGTACAGGGTCAGGGCGATGGTGGCGCCTTCGACCAGGGCCCCCTGCCCGTCCGCGTCCGTGGGGTCGAACTTGCACACGAGCTGCCCCTGCCCGTCCTTCTGCAGGGCCATGTACGCCTTGGTGTCGTCTCCCAGGCTCGAAACGTCGGCGGAATCCACGTTGTTGGTGTGCTGGAAGCTGTCCACCTCCGCCACCACGGTGGGCGTACCGCCAACCTCCACCACGCCCTGGTGGCCTGCAAACGTCGCCATATCAATATCCCCTTTACGGTTGCGCCGTTGCCGGCGTCCTTGTGTCCACCCGATACCGCAGCACCCAACGCTGGGTTACCGCGGCCACGGGTTGCTCGAGGTCGTCGTATTCGCGGGCGGTGGCCTCCAGCCAGAGGCTGAAAACAACCCCGGCCCAGTCGGCGCTGGCCACCGCGGCCTCCACGTCGCCGGCCAGGGTGTCCATGTACAGGTCCAGGTCCGCCACGCCCTCCTTGCCGATGATCCGCACCACCACCTGCAGGTCCCGGTACTGCACCGGGCCCTGGGCCTCGTCGCCCAGGGCCTCGCGCGTTTCGTCGTCCCAATACACCACGGCCGCCGGCGGCGCCTCCACCGGCAGCTCCAGGATGGCCTCGGCGCCGCGGTAGGTGCGGCCGCTCAGGGCGGGCACGGCCTCGATGGCCGCGCGCACCGCCTCCACCAGTTGGGTGCGGTAGTGCACGCTATTTCACCTCCACGGCCAGCTTGTCGAGGCGGTGCTGCACCTGCTGTTTGAATCGGCGCGGCATGTACGTGCGGGTCAGGCGCCGCACGTTGCGCCCCACGATGGGCAGGGCGGTGGGCTTGAGCTTGAATGTTTGCGCCTCAATGGGCATACGCTCGGGCCCGGTGCGCTTGTACAGGACGGTGGCGCCGTACTTGCCGGGCGCCAGGAACGCCCCGGGGTGGTTGGCCTGGGCCTTGTTGCTGCGGTTCCGCAGGGCTCGCCACGAATAGGTGCGCTTGGCGTTGGCGTACAGCCAGGCGCCGGCGCCGGGGCGGTGCCATACGGTCAGGGCGCCGGTGGTCCGCCTCGAGGCCCTGGATAGCTTCAAGCGGCTATTGACGGCACGGGCAGGCACGCCCAGGGCCTTGCGTATCTGCACGCGGCTGCGCTTTCGCGCGGCGGTCAGGGTACGGTTGATGGCGTCGGCCTGGGCCGGCTTGAATACCTTTGCCGGTAGTTGTCGCTCGTACCGCTTGAACCATGCCGCGGCCGGCTCGTGGCGGCCGGATGGGGTAATGCTCTGCAGGTCGAAATGCACGCCGGACGGGCTCATGTCACCAGCTCCAGCTCCAGGGTGGTGTATCCGGTCCCGTCAGGGCGGGCGGCGGCCACGGTGTACGCGGTGCCGCCCGCCGTCACGTCGTCGCCTCGAGTGACGCCGGCCACGTCGCTGGTGCGGCACAACAGGCTGGGCCGCTGGCCGGCCACGCCCAGGGCCTCGCGGTGCCCGGTGCCGGACAGGATGGCCACCACCGTGGCGCCGGCCACGGTGACGGCCTGCCCGAATTCCTGCGTTGATAGCAGGTCCAGGCGGTCGGCGTCATTCTCGAGGGTCACGTGCTAGTCCTTCTCGCCCTGCGGCGGCTTGGCTTCCTTCTGCAGCTTGCCCTTGCCCTTGCCGGCGTCGGCCTTGTCCTTGGCCTCCCGGAAATCCCGGTGGTCCTCGGCGTCCGTCACGTCGGCGGCCACGGCGCGGCCGCTGCGCAGCAGCTGCCGGGCGGTGTCCTCGGGCACCTGGTCCTTGCCGTCGCCTGCCTTGTAGTCCACGCCGCGCAGCAGCGGCACGTGCGGGGCGCCCTTGGGCTTGTACAGAACGTCCTGTACCGGCACGATGGCGGCCGGCAGTTTCGGGGTTTTCTTCGCCACGTCTCACGCTCCTATTGTTGCGGCTGGTGCCGCGCTCCACCTTGATGCCGGCGCCCCTCGATAGGGGCGCCGGCTCTCGCTTCACGCCGCTGCTAGGTCAGCAGGGCGTCCACCATCACCGCGAACGAACCCAGGTGCCGCACGCCCACGTCGGCGTCCCGGAACGAGCGGAGCACCAGGCCGCCGCTGTCGCCCAGGGTCGTCTCGTCGGCCTTGAGGTCCAGGGCGCCCCAGAACCCGTACAGCAGCTCGGTGAAGTTGCCGAACGCCGTACCCTGGCACACGGCACCGCTGCCGCCCTTCACCAGGTTGCTGGGCATGCTGGTGGTAACCCCCACGGGGTACCCGTTCAGCTCGTTGCCCTCCATCAGGAACACGGGGTACCCGGACACCTTCGGGGTGGTCTTGCAGAACCCCCGCGTGCCCGGGTTGATGACGTAGGCCAGGCCCCCGCCGTCCGCGTTGGCCTGGGCCACCTTCGTCTCGTGCTCCACGATGTGGTCCCAGGTCAGGGTGGCGCCGGCCGTGCCGCCCACCACCGTGCCAATGCCGGTGATGTTAAGCAGGCCGTCCGGCTCGCCGTTGGCGGTGTTGTCTCCCACCAGGGCCACCCGGTCCAGCTCCACGGCCTCGCCCATGGCGATGTCGGAACGGGTCAGCATCTCCACCGCGGGGCTGCTCTGCAGCAGCATGCGGCGGGTGATGTCCTGCCGGCCGGCCATGGTCTTGGGGGACAGGTTCACGGTGTCGAATTCGCCGCTGGCCTCGGTCACCGTCTCGCTCTCGTTGTCGATCCAGTAGAAGGCGGTCCCGACGCTGCGGCGGGGAATCGCCACGTTGCCCACCAGGCCGTCCAGCACCTGGGCACCGAACCGCATGCACACGGTGCGGGCGCGCAGCAGGTCGATGTACGAACCGGCCAGCAGCTGGGTGCCCACCAGGGCGCCGCCGGTGCCGCTGCCGGCGCCGTACGCCACGTCCGCGCGCTGGCCCTCGGCCATGGCCCGGGCCTGCTGGTACAGGGCCGCGGCGGCCGGGTTGTACGCGGCCTCGGCGCGCAGGGCCTCGAGGGTGCGGGCGTTCTGCGCCGGGTTGAAGGTCAGCACGTCCTGCGGCACGTACCGGCCGCGGGGCTCGGTGCCCAGCTTGTCGCGCAGGGCCTTGTCGGCCTCCAGCTCCAGGCCGGCCTTGCTCCAGTCACCGTCCAGCTGGGCGCGCAGCATCTTGAACACGCTGTACGCCTCCACCTCGCGCTCGGGCATGTCGAGCTTGGCCGGGTGGTTGGCGGCCAGGTCCTCGGGGCGGCCGCGCCGCACCGGGCTGCCGTCCTGGTCGGCCAGGTGCTCGAGCACCAGGGCGCGGAACTCGTCCAGGCTGGTGTCCTCGCGCACGGCGTGGTCGGCCTGGTCGGTAATTCCGTGCTTGTCTCCCAGGCGCAGGATTTCCCGCACCCGCTCGCGCTCGGCGGCTCGCGCCTCCTTCACCGCGGCGGCGTTCTCGGTCTTGATATCGGGCATGGGTTCGTCCTCTCGTTGTTCGGTGTCCTGCTCTGGTTGGATGGCGTCACCATACCCCCCGGGCAGCACGTCGTCCTCGCCGCCGGAATCCATGGTACGACCGACGCCCACGGAAACGTCCGCCGGCACGCTCGCAATGGATATCTCGAACGGCTCCCAGTCGGTAACGAGCACCAGCGGGCCGCCGGCCTCGCGCTCCTTTTCCACCACGTCGTTGATGTTGTACGCCACGGACGTGTGGCGTCGTACTCCGTCCGCGATGTCCTGCAACACCTCCATGGCCAGACGGCTGCGGCCGAACTGTAATACGGCGCGCCCCACCTGGGCCTCGGTGTCGATGGTCACGGATTCGGGAATAACAGCACCAACGTGCTGGTTTCTCTCATGGTTCACCAGGACGGCCGCACCGTCCAGCAGGCGGCCCAGGCGGATGGCGCCGGGCACGTGTGACAGCACCTCCGCGTACCATCCGCGTTCCACCACGGCGGCGCTCGAGAATGAAACCGCCACGGTGCGGGCCTCGAGGTCCACCGCCTCGGCGGTCACCTGCAGGCTGCGCTCCTGGCGCTCGCCGGCGCGCAGGGTGCGCTCCTGGCCCTTGGCGTCGTGGCCGCGCACCAGGACCGGCCGCTGCTGGCGGTGGAGGCCGCCGCGCGGTCCACGGCGGCCCTCTGGCCGTGGCTACGGGGGGACGAGGCCACGGGCAGCCCCGAAGAACGTCCTCCCGACGCCCCGGCGGAGCCTGCGTCCGGGGCAGGGGGGGACGAAGAGGACGACGGGGACGACGACGCATCGGCCCCCTCCGACGACGACGGGGAAGAGGCCGAGGACGACGAGGACGGCGGCGAGGGCGAGGGCGAGGGCGACGGCGACGAG